GGCCTTTCCAGCTCTACTATCCGCAGCGTACTGAAAAGCTTCTTCAAGTCGATGTACGACAATACAAAGCAGTATCTCAACGGCCACACTATCATGGTGAATTCTACTATCAAGGGTGCTATCTCTGAAGCGTATGAGGGAACGCACTTCGTTGTTTCCAACGGCTTTAAGCTCGCGGGCGTTGATATTCAGGATCTCATGACCGATTATGGCACTATGCATATCGTCCTTGCTCCCACGATACCTGCCAACACGCTGCTTTGCTTCAGACCTGAGATATGTCATCTCGTTGAGCAGCCCACTCCCGGTAAGGGCAATTTCTTCTATGAGGAACTCGGAAAGAAGGGTGCTGCAAACGAGGGCGAGATATTCGGTCAGCTTGGCCTTGATTACGGTGCGGAATTCCTGCACGGAAAGCTGGTGTTTGGATCATGATTATTAAGCGGAACGGAAAGCCCCGTATTGTGACAGATAAGGGCAAGGTTATCGCAGAGTTCAGCAAGGACGGCACCGCAAAGGTCGATGATAAGATCGGCGCAAAGCTTGTGAAGCTCGGCTACGCGGAGGTCAAGGAGCAGCCGCTCGCCGACACTCCTCACGATACGGACGGAGGTGCGGCTGATGACACAAGCGGAGAAACTGAAGCGCAGACTTCCGGAAGCGAGTGATACGGATATCGAGGACCTTCTGGATAGCACTGCTGCTATTATCAACAACATCAGAAACCCATTCGGCGAGATCCCCGAGGAGATAGAACCGAGATACAACGATCTTCAACTACGCATGGCTGTGGAGCTTTTCAATAAGGAAGGCGCGGAGGGTCAGACCTCACACAGCGAAAACGGCGTGAGCCGCGCTTATTCCTCGGCGTGGGTAAGCTCTGAGTTGTTAAACGAAATTGTCCCGAAAGCGGCGGTGATATAATGCGTGACCTCAAAAGAAATCAGGTGAAGATCTCCTATAAAAATCTTGTTAATAAAAAGGAGATAACCGATGAATACGGTAACGCGACAGGCTCTTATGAGCGCATTTACAGCGATGTCAAAGAGCTTTATATATCCGTTTCCGCTAATCGGGGCGATGTCGAAGTACAGGGCTTTGGAGCACAGCTTGACTATGACCGCACTCTCATGACATCGGATATGAGCTGCGAGATTAACGAAAACAGCATTGTTTACATCGGCAATGAAACTTATACCGTTAAGGCGCGTGCTGTGTCCATCAATCAGATACAGATTGCCATTAAGCGCGAGGAGATCAATGAAGATAATACAAGTACCACTGTCTAAGTCGGGTATCGAAAAGGCTATTTCTGAGCTGAAAGAGTACCGCTATAAGGTGGCGAGTATGGCTGAAATGCTTGCCGACAGGCTTTGTGCTGAGGGCGAGCAGATCGCTCTTCTTGAAACGGCTGATATTCGCATGACGGGCGATCTCAGAAAGAGCATTATGCACGACACGCACGGCAAAGCGGGATTTGTGGCTTGCAAATGCGGCTATGCGGTGTTTGTTGAATTTGGTACCGGTGTAAAAGGACGGGCAAAGCCTCACCCTGATGTGGCTATACTTGGGTGGAGCTACGATGTGAACAATCACGGCGAGCTTGGCTGGTGGTACCCCACTGACGAAAGCGACACTAATCCAACAAAGCGGCGCGGTAAGGACGGTGGACTTTATGCATGGACAAAAGGTATGCCATCACGTCCGTTTATGTATAACACTGCTGAACAAATGCGTTCGCTGATAATCCCTATTGCAAAGGAGCTGCTTAAATGATCGATATTGAAAGCATTGTTTTTAATACTGTCGCAAAGCCGCTTCGCACAAAGCACAAGGATATTTTTATAAGCGGCGAGGCGGTCGATGTGCCATCTACGTTTCCTGCAGTGACGATCGTTGAGAAAGATAACTCTGCATACGCAAAGACGCAGACTGCTGAGAGCCGCGAAAATCACGCTGCATTGATGTATGAGATAGACATATATTCCAACCTTGCGAGCGGTAAAAAGCAGCAAGCAAAGGGTATAGCGGCTGAAATAGACGCGCTTATGGAAAGCATGGGCTTTATCCGTACATTCGGACAGCCAATAGACAATTTTGCTGACACGTCCATATATCGCTATAAACTGCGGTACAAGGGCATAGTTGGCAAGGACTACACGATCTACACAAGTTAGGAGGTAATTTATGGGTATTGCAATTTCCTCGGCCGGCATTAAGGTGCTGTACGCCGTAGAGACCACAAAGGGCGTAATGCCTACAACCGACGCAGTAAAGATTCCTGATATCAAGGAGCTGCCCGACTTTAACGTTGAGCCTGAAAAGCTGGAAACAACCACATTCGACAACCTTGATTACAAGACCTTTATCAACGGTCTGAAAGATCTCTCGGGCGCTTCTGCCTACAAGGCAAACCTTACAGAGGAGCTGCTTGAAGAGTGGGACAAGCTTGTCACAGCGCACGAAGCAGGTAAGGAGAACGGTCTCAACACATGGTTCTTTATCGTTATTCCCAAGTGGGAGAACTGCTGCGCGTTCACCGGAGAGCCTGCAAAGATGGGTCTGCCCGGTGTCGGTGTAAACGCGGTATACGAAACATCGGTATACATAACTCCCACAGGCGAGCCTCGTTGGACAGACTCTATTCCTACAGTAGCAGGAACGAACACACCTTAAATCATACTTAATATAAATCACAGGAGGAAAAATCAATATGAACAAGCAGATCACACTTACTCATGAGGGAAAAACGTATACTCTCGAATTCACACGCGCAACTGCGGGTGATTTTATCAGACAGGGCTTCGGTATAACAGACATTTATGACAAGGCTCCTATCGCAATGATACCCTTTATTCATTGCGCGTTCAAGAGCAAGCAGTCTCAGATGTCTAAGGCTAAGGTAGAGGAGATATACGACAGCTTTTCTGATAAGCAGAAGCCTAAATTTGTGGCTGCGCTGGTTTCTATGTTTACTGATACCTACACTTCCCTTATCGGCGACGAGAAAGGCAGCGACGAGGGAAACGTGACATGGGAGCAGAACTGGGACGGCGAGTAAACGCTCCCATAATAGAGCTGTTTGAAAAAGCCTGCCCGTTTTATATGTCGATAGGCATGAGCTATGAAGAATTTTGGGAGGGCAATGTCGCTCTCCCAATTTTTTATCTTAAAGCACACAGAATGAAAGCCGAGCAGGAGCACGAACAGTTAGATTATGCCGCATGGCTTAATGGCGTATATACGAAACGTGCGTATGAGGTAGTGCTGGCAAATGCATTTTCCAAGCAAGGTACACCGATGCAGACGTATTACGATAAACCCATGAGCCAACTCAAAAAAGAACATAAGAAGTCTGATGAGGAAAAAGAACGCGAGGGTGAGCTTCAGCGTATGCAAGCTATCGTGGCTCTTAAAAACTTCGTTAATGCTTTTAAGAAAAAGGGGTGATTGAATGGCAGAAGCTACTATTGACGAGCTGCGGATAGAGGTTGAAGCAGAATCACAGCAGGCGGCAAGTAACCTTGATAGCCTTATACAGCGACTTGAACGGCTGAAAGCACCTGTTGCGGAAATTGCAGGAAGCAATGGAATTACAAAAATATCAAAGCAGATAAAGAAGCTCAGTGAAGCAAGCAAGCAGTTGCAAACCATGACAGGCTTTGATAATATCACAAAGCTTGCTAACTCCCTCAATACATTGAGCGGGGCGGGCAGCTCCACGGCTGCAAATATCAATCCTATAATTAGGTCGCTGCGAAAGTTTTCGGAGGTCGTTCCTCAGATAAACGCGCTGCCTAACATCAACATTGCTAAGATAGGAATGCTATCCGAAGCGGTAGCGCCGTTGCAAAGCACGAATATAACATCTGTGAATTCTTTTCTTAACGCTCTGAAGAAAATTCCTAAGATAGCTACAGAGCTTCAGAACGTGGATTTGGATAAGTTCACCGATGATATGAACAGACTTGCGCAGGCAATGTCCCCGCTTGCAGAGCGAATGAACGAGGTCGCGAGGGGCTTTTCTGCAATGCCCGAGCAGCTTCAACGCTACATTACACAGATGGAACGTGCAAATACGGGAGTGAGCGGAAACGCAGGCGGCTTGACAGGATTGTCGGGTACATTAGGCGGTCTGAAAACAAGAGCGGTCGCGGCGGTGGCGGTGCTGAGCAGACTTTACAGCAAGCTTGCTGATTGTACAAATGTTTCTAACCAGTTTGTAGAGAACATAAACCTTTTTACCGTTACAATGGGGGAAAGCGCCGATGAAGCATACCGTTTTGCTGAAGCGGTGAACGACGCTATGGGTATTGATACCTCCGATTGGGTGCGGTATCAGGGCTTTTTCCAATCTATCGGAAAGGGCTTCGGAATTGCGACCGAAAAAGCAGACCTCATGTCGCAAAATCTCACACAGCTTTCTTATGATTTGTCCTCGTTCTATAACACATCGGTGGACGAAGCTTATAACAAGGTTGTGTCTGCGATTTCCGGCGAACTTGAACCGTTAAACTTAGCGGCTTGATACAGTGATGTATCTCGAATAACATAGTGAACTGCCAAATGGCAGGTGTGCGCTTCACGTTTAGTAATCACAGGAAATGGTGATGAAGAAGCGTGCTGACAGGGAAAAACTAAGTCTGAAAAGGAATTGATATGACTGGTGTTATCTACCAATACAAAATCAACGCGAAATATTATGTAGGGAAAACTTATGGTGCTGAGAGAAAACGCAAATCTAAGCACAAATATGAGGCTTTTACGCTCAATAAACAAACACCGTTTTCCAGAGCAATACGAAAATATGGCTGGGAATGTGCCGAAAAGGGTTATAGCGTAATTGAAACGATCGAAGCAGACACGGTTGAGGAGCTTAATGCGCTTCTTGTTGATCGTGAAGAATACTGGATAAAACAACGAAATTCGGTGGTGCCTAACGGCTATAACATCTATTCAAGAGGCACACAAATGCCGCCGCATACTTATGACAAAGAGCAGATATATAAGCGCGTTTCGGAAAGCCTAAAGGGCAAATATATGAATTGCGAAGCTACAAGTCGGCCAGTATATTGCATAGAGCAGAAGCGTTGGTACCCTTCTATAAGCGAAGCAGAACGACAAAACAACATAGCCAAAAGCAGCGTGGAAAAAGCAGCAAGCGGCAAAAATGTAACTGCAGGCGGTCTGCACTGGAATTACGACGGAACTGACAAAGTAAGGCAAAACCTACATAAGGCAATCAGCAAACCTGTTTATTGCGTTGAAACAGGAGTGCAATACCCATCAATTTATGCAGTCGCAAAGGAACTGTTTGGGGATAAGGCCGGCGTTAAGAAAAGCCTTGTTCAAAATGCTATAAGGCATAACCGAAAAACTTGCGGCTTAACTTTCAGATATGTTAATCCTGTGCTTTCGGAAACGGAAGTCTAACGACCATTCCTTGGACGTGAAATTCGTCAACAGAAGTAGGGGCAGGGCGAAACTCCCTGCTGGGTGAAACCCCCTTAAATCGAAGTGCTATGGGGCTGCTTAGGCAGTCTGTGATATGGTCTACTCCCCTAAAAAATATCGGGAAACCGAGGGTATAAAGGTAAGACGTTACGGATTCGCTCTTGACGAAGCTACTCTGAAACAGGTAGCCTACGAAAAGGGCATAACACAAAGCATTGAAACAATGACACAGGCGCAGAAAGCACAACTGCGCTATGTGGCGATACTGGAGCAGGCGGGTAATATCGGTGTGCTTGGCGATATGTCGAGGACAATCGACACTTCCGCAAACCAGTTAAGAATACTGGAAGCGCGTTTACAGCAGTTTGCGCGAGCTGTGGGTAACATGGTAATGCCTGTTTTATCGCAGTTCCTGCCGTACATGACCGCGTTTATCCAGCTTCTTACAGAGGGTGCGCAGGCTATCGCGGAATTTCTCGGCTTTGAGCTGCCGAAAATAGACCTTAATACGGCCAGTGTCACAAACGGTTATGATGATATAGCAGACGCTACAAATGCGGCTACCGAAGCCACAGAAAAGTTCAAGGGCAGCCTTGCGGGCGTAGACCAGCTCAATATCATCGGCAGTAAGAACGAAAGCGGCGCGGGCGACGGCGCAGGTTTGAATTATGACCTTAACATCGATCTTCCGTCTTATGACTTCCTCAACGGTGTTGAGAGCAAGACTAAGGAGATATTTGAGGGAATGAAGAAAACTCTAAGTGAGCTTATTCCTCTGTTTGAGTTGCTTGGTGCTGCTATAGCTGGTGCAGGAATAATAGTTCTTGCTGATAAAATATCTGCCAGCGGAGCTGCTTTTGCGCGTCTTAGCAGAATTTTCGGCGGGTTAGGTACTGGTGCCGAAAAATTTGCTGTCGGTCTTGCGGGTGGCCTTGGTAGCTTTGTTTTGTGGAAAAACGCTTTAAAAAGCGTAACAAAAGGCACAAGCGATTGGAGTTCGGCTTTGGCTACAACGCTGCCGCTAACGGTGGGAATCGGCGCTGCATTAAGCAAAGCGATGGGTCCTGTAGGTTGGCTGATAACAGGTGTAGGAAGCCTTGCGGGCGCATTGTGGGGTGTTACTGAGGCACAAAATGAGCTTGACAGACAGCTTGCTGATAGTATTATGTATTCCGACAGAGGCGGTATTGCTATAAACACGCTTGCTGATGGTTTTTCGGGGTATTTTGATACAATAACAAAGGGCTATGACGATATCATAGCAAACACAAACGCCTTTAAAGATAATCAGCAGAAGATAGAGGACGCGGCTGACGAAATCTATAACATCACAGGCAAGTATCAGGCGTTGGGCGATGAGATGACCGCGGAAGATGCGAGCACTATAAGCGAAAACATCAAGATGATAGCTGATAGTATAACCACTAATCTAGGCACGGCTACTCAGAGTATTATCGAAGGTCTCCAAACTAAATTCAATACACTTGCTGAGTCGTTGGGAAAAGATGTTGACGATATGGTCGGCAAGTTCTATTTGCTTGAAGCAATGGGCGGCTCGGCTGTAACGGAATTAAGGCGACAAGCAGATACGATCATTGCTGACATTCTGGGCGGCAACAATAGCAAAGAAAAGCTGCAGGAGCTTAACGATGTCGTCAAAAAAATGAGCGGGAGCGCATCTACCAAGACCACAGAGACCGTTGGTTTTGAAATGGCACTGCAAAACTTTGACTATGCAGGTATCGATTTTGGTGATGAAGATGCAGTGAAGCAGGCGTTTGATAGCATTAACGCCCAAGCAGAAGCTGCAAAATCCTCTATAAACGATGCTTGGGCGGGTCAAGTATTGGAACTTGACAGCCTTAAAACGTTCTATGAGGGTTTAGGCATTGATGCAGAATTCGATGCTAAACTCGGTGCGGGAGCGTTTGACGAGCTTTTTGCTGATACGCGAAAAACTTTAGATATGGGTTACCAGTCTGAGCTCGATAAAATTGATCTCGGAACAGTGGCATTCGCTTCGATGGTGCAGAATGAGCTTGACAGACGTGTGAGCGAAGCGCAAGAAGCAATCAATCCGTTATGGTATGAGGATTTGGCTATTCAGAGTTTTGGTACTTTTGAGATTGAAGGGCATTCAATAGTGAAAAATCCCAAAGACGAAAGAGTAAAAGAACAATTCTCGGGTATTCAAGAGATGATCGACAATATACTGGGAGATTTCGATGTTTCTGGCGCTTCGGAAGCGAGCGCTTGGCTGGTGTCTGGGCTGAAAGACGGTTTGTTTGAAAATGCATCGGAGTTTTATACTGCGCTTGATGACATTTCCGAGCAAGGGTGGAGCGAATTTAAGCGTGTAAATGGAATCGCTTCTCCGTCTAAGGTGTATGCTGAATTTGGAGGATATATTGCTGAAGGTCTTGCAAACGGCATTAGCGGTAATACCGTTATTGTAATAGCGGCTATAGACGAGCTTTACCGTCAGATGATCGCTGAGGTTGCGGTGCATCAGGCGCTTATTGCTCAGAAACTCGCAAGTGGTTTCAGTGCAGACAGCAAGTTTGATTACCGTGTAAGCGACAACCAAACTGATGTCAAAGGCGGTGTGTTTGAAGGCTTGAGCAGCATATTTGAAGCTTTCGGCGGCACGAGCAACGAAGATGACGAAATACCTATCTCTATCACACTGCATTCTACAGTCGAAATAGACGGCGATGCAGTAGGCGAAGCAGCTGCACGCTATGATAGCAGGCAGGCTCGCGTGACTAACGGTAAGTAATTTTGCTCTTGACAAAAATCCCCTCTCAGATGTATAATGTGGATAACATTAACATTTAGGAGGGGCATTTTCGTGCGTAAATCTATACTTGCAATGGTATTGGCGGCAGTTTTGTGCTTTTCGGGTTGTTCGGGCAATTCATCTAGTGGCGGAGAAACATCAATTACACAACATGTGAACAGAGAGGAACTAAAAGTTGGGTTTGAGAAAAAATGTGATACCCTTGTAAACTCGTTTATGACTTCTTCCCAATCAACAGATTTCGATGTAAAGCTTACTGTGCCGAGAGTGAATTACGAAGATGATGCGTACAGTCTATCTAAAATTTATGTAGTGTCGGCTACTGGCAACGATGAAGATGAAAGAGCTTTAATCAGTTTCTTGGATATATATTGTGAAGATGAATACCAGTATTTCCAAACGTTGAAGAGGTATATAGAGTTTATAAGTGAAAATGCGATTGATATTTCCGGGCGCGAACAATATATTATCAGCGTCAACGCAACGGAGTCAGGGATCGTGGATATAGGCATTACTTGCAGTTCTTACGGGGCTAGTATAGTGTATGGTGACAGGAGCATTAAATCGGCGTATTCGAGCAGACTAAAAAACATGGAACTGTTTAAAGACAGCAGTGAATCTATTGCGATAAGAGGGTTGATAAAGTTTGAAGATTTGCCAAGTGATGTTGTTTCCTATGATATAACTGTCATGTACAATGATAAAGCGATTACGCATAAGTGGTATTCGTTGGATAATGATGGCGATAAGGTTTTTGTTACGTACATTGACGATGGCACATATGACAACCTAACCGATGACGAACTGCTATATTATGCTTACAGCGCAGTGCATGACAAGCAAAACGAATTAGAATCTTTGAATGAGTTCTGCTTTGCTCACAAATCGGGCGAGCTTGTAGGAAATATTAGTTATTTCAACCATTCGTTTGGTAATGTTGCGTACGCTCATTGGAGTGGGCAGTATGAGCATTTGAATTCTGATCCGCTTAACCAAAGTTTGTTAAGTGAATTGAATGGAGAAAAAGCTGAATGAAACAACTAATAATACTGTGGAACAAATCCGCGAGCATAATCTTATGAGAGGGGTATTTTTATGGAGTGGCTTTTTTTTGTTGTGCCAATACTAATTGTTGGAGCTGTAATTTACGCACACAGGTGGTATGTTAAAAGAAAAGAAAAAGAACGAGATCAAGCATACAAACCCGTTATCTGTCCTGACGAAAAGTTGGAATATACAAAAAAACAATCAAAGGTAGAGACAAAAAGGCGACTTGTAATAAGTGCAGCTATAGGCACTGTTTTGCTTATAGTTGTTATAGGGATATTCGTGTGGAATTCTACGTCATGGAAAAGGGATTTTCAAATACAGTATGTTGGATATGAAGATGTGTTGGGTGGAGTGCATAAGTACAAAATAAAAAATCTAACAAACAACACTTATAGAAATGTACGGGCTGTTTTTAGTATTGAAAATGTGTATGGAAATTTAACTGTTGAAGATTATGTGGGATCATTTGAACAAGGCGAAGAGGTTGAGTATAATTTTTACTTTAGAGATGTAAAAGAAGAAGCAAATAAACAGGATATTGAGTTGTTTTTGGCTCATGTTAGCCTTGAAAAACTATACTGGTGATAGAGCTAGCTCGCAACAATGGGTGCTTTTCCATTACAAAAGCGCCCCGTGGAGAGGAGCGCTTAATAATTATGTGTTTAATATAGTCTTAAATCTTTCAACGGCTGTATCGTTATATCTGAATGAATCGATTTCCTTGGAGGAGTGCTGAGCCTTATCGCGGTACCATTCGCCGTATTGTGAGGTTTTCAGCCCGTATTCATTGGAGAGCTTGCCTATCCTCTGAGCGGAAACACCGAACATCTTTCCGATTTCCGTTGCGGTGTACATTCTTTGCTGTGAAACGGGAAGCGGTACAATAGTGAAGCCTGTGAGCGCCTCCGCTGCTTTGGAGACCAATATGTTCTTGTACTCGGTAGAAAGCGTGTCAACCTTTGCAAGCTTTAAGAACTGGTTGGACAACCGCACACGGGCGTTGCTTTCCCTGATTTCAAGGTCTTTGTTGGATTTCGGGCGTGTGCTGTATTCGCCTGTCTTGCGTATCGTTGGGAGAACTTCGTCAAACACCCAGCTCTCAAACTGCTCTGCCGCAGGGAGCTTGCTGTGTGCTATCAGGCGGTAAATATCTCCCTCGGGGATAAAAGTCATCTCAATAGTCTTATCTGCCGACTGTGGGTGAGGTACGGTACATTTCATACCATACCTACAATGGCGTTCTATAGCCTTGTGTGGCTGGTCGTAGCCAAGCGCCTTTGCGACATCAGAGCCGCAAAACAGCACCTTGCCGTTCTCGTCGATTGTTCTGACCTGACCGAAATTCGGATTGTTAAATACCTGTAACTTGTTCATAAATGTACCTCCTATTATGCCTGTTCTTCTTTTTCTGCCTGCTTGATTTTTTCGATTGCCGCCCTGATCTGTTCTACCTCTTTATCGGTAAAGTCGTATCTTAGCTTGCGTGAGAGGTAGTTATCGGTAATGCCTAATGCATCAGCAACTTTCCAAAGTCTGATACCCTCGCCGATTATCATCGCTCTGACTTCTGAGCCTTTCATTGTGTTCACCTCGCTTTCTATTGATTGCCTTATATTCATTATAGCACAGATTTTTCTTTGAAAACTGTAAACTTTCGCCCGAAAACTGTAATCTTTTAAAAGGGACTTGACAAGTCGGTTTGTTATGTTTGTACAAAAAGAAAACCCCGCTTTTGTGCGGAGTGTAGAATATTTGAAAACCTCTTGACTTATTGGCAGACGCAAAGTATAATATATTTAGTGGCAGACAGAAAGTGAGGTGGAAAGAATGTCACCAAGAACAGGCAGACCCAAAATTGAAAATCCCAAAAGCGAAAGAATAACAGTGCGGCTCGATAGTGAATATGCAAATATTCTGAAACAGTATTGCGAACAAGAAAAAATCGAAAAGGCTGAGGCTATTCGTAGAGGAATTTCAAAGCTAAAGCCTGATATAAAAGAATAAACCGCTGCTCCCCTACCACAGTTTGCAACGGTTTATGTCCCACAACCCAAAGAGGATTGCTAAATACATTATAGCATATCCTCCGAGGGAAATCAAGACTTTTAGGAGGATATTTTATTATGGAACTCGCAACAGTAAACAATCAGACAATGGCTATCAAGGAGTATAAGGGACAGCGTGTGCTGACATTCAAGGATATTGATAAGGCACATTGCAGAGTAGATGGCACTGCGCACAGAAGTTTCAAGGCGAACAGAAAACGCTTTATAGAGGGTGTCGATTATTACAGACTGAAAAAGGACGAAATTCGTCCCTTTGGAATAAATAGCCCTAATGGTGCGATTGTTATCACCGAAAGCGGCTACCTCATGCTTGCAAAGTCATTCACTGACGACCTTGCATGGACGGTACAGCGCGAACTTGTGAACTGCTATTTCCGCAACAAGTCGCAGACAGCCGTTCCCACCAAAGGCGAACAACTCACCCTTGAAACCTCGGAATATTTCTATTATGACAAGAGTTACAACGGTAAACCCGTCCTGTCGGCGGCTGATGTGGAGCATTTCACAGGCATAAAGTTGCATAAAATAAGGCAATGTCTCAAAACATTCTGCGAAAAGCACATTGACTATATCCTGTTAGAGGGTCCGTGGCTGGCGCAGTACAAGGCGCAGAATCCGAATGTAAGCAAACTCGCTTCTGCGGAGTTCGTTGTGACAAAATCGGGCTTTGTAAAGCTGATGAAATTTTGCGACTGTAAAACGGATACTCCGAAGTGCTTTATTGAGGAGAAAAAGCCTGTTATAGCTGCTCCTTCAGAATCTATGCACCGCCTTATGGGATATATACAGAGAGAAATACAACAAATTGATTGGATATCCAATCTAATGCTTACAACAAATACGACCGAAGTTCTGAACAACTATCGCAAAGACCTCATTAATCGCATTAAGGGTCTGAGAGGGTATTGTTCAGATATTGAAACTATCCGCATCGGATAACAACTGGATAACTAAGCACTCGGAAACGGGTGCTTTTCCTTTTTGCCGCGTGGATTCCGTAAAGTTTACAGTTTCCTATTGCAAAAATATGCTATAATAAAAACAGAATAACCAAGAGCCATTGAGCCATGCGACCGATATAATCGGCTGTGTGGCTCTTTTTGTTTCCGGAGGGTACATGGCAAATATCACATATCTTAAAATCGACGGAGTTACCATGCCGACTCCGAGTAAATACACGCCTGTTTATTCCGATTTCGACAGTGACGATAGTGTGCGAAATGAAGTCGGTGTTCTTAACCGCAACTGTATCAGAACGGGGCAGGTGGCGCCTAAATTTAAGTGGCAGAATATAACGACAGAGGCACTCGGAACTATATTGACCGCTATTGATGGCAAAGTGTCAATGGAAGTGACCTTTTTCGACCCTTTGTATTATGTAAAGAACAACGGTGCAATGCACACATTCACAGGCTATGCGCAAGCTACCCGACAGCCAGAAATGACATTGCAGAGCGAACGTCCCGAGGATATAAGATGGACGATAGAGCTTTCCTTTATCGAATTTTAAGGGGGTATATATGTACAGCGTATCAGCAGAATATATCGCCGCGTTGCGTAAGCCTTACCGCGTTGATAAGGTCGAGGGCACGATAACGCTTTACGGCGGCACTGTTATAGCAATAACTGATGATGTTATCGTCAGAAATAAGCTCTCTATCACGCGTAAAGTGTGCGGCTCGTCCTTTGATGTAGGTACTTTCAATGCGGCGGAGCTTGCTATAACCATCAAAGACAGCTCCGCTTATGAGCATAATTACCATCGCGCACGCGTGAGCCTTACTTATTCGATAAGAACGGCTGTTACAGAAGATGGCGGCGAAGTTTGGGAGAGTGTACCGTTGGGCGTTTTCTGGGTGGACGGGCAGCAGACAACAAGAGTGAAAGATGTTGTCTATCTCAGAGCTTATGACCGCACATTAAATTTTGATATTGAATTTACGCCATACAGTACCGTTACAACGCTTTGGGGGGCTTTAAGCCAAGCTTGTGCGAGAGCAAAAGGCACACAACTCGGAATAACCGAGGAGGAGTTTTTGCAGCTTCCGAATTCCTCAATAACCCCTGACATCACAAGTGAGCAGATACAATCCTGCCGCGACCTTGTAATGTGGATAGCGCAGACCACAAACAGCTATGCATATATAGACCGTAATGACACTTTGGTGCTGAAACGCTATTACTATAAAGGCGGCGGTATGTCTGAAAGCGACGGCGATAGGATAATACGCGCTGAGGAGAGAAAAAGCATTGAATTTACCGATGTGCGCACATACTTGTCGTATTTAACATCTTACAGCGGCGGAAGCCCGAAGCTTTATCATAAAGAGCGCGAGTTTGATGATCCCACGGGGGATTATTTTGCTTCGGGAACACTGGCATTGCCGAAAAACCCGTTGCTTCAATCGCTCACCGCAGCTGAGCAAGATACGATAAATAGCGCATATTTGAACAATTCGAGCTATCCAACAAGATATATAAAAATGACAGGTCGGGTAGACCCGTCTATTGATTTGCTTGACCTTTTGGGCTTTAAAGGCGGCAATATTGACCTTGAAAGTGGAATTATTTCGGTTGTTACTGAGATACGTTGGAAGTATCGAAGTGTCGGCACGCTGATATGTAATAATTTCCAAGAATATAACGACAACGAATCGCAAAGTGCAATCGCTACTTTGAGCGACGATGGTGCAGAAAGTGAAGCACCGTTATCATCGCAAGTAAAATCCCAAACCGAAAAGCGCATGGACGGGTTGGAGGCAAAGCTTGGCGACGGAACAGCGACAAAACTCCAGACTACAGACAGCGCTTTGGCGGTGACTACATCGAAATATGGTGTAAGCATGGAAAACGCTGACGGTGAAAACATGGGTTCTATAATACCCGAAAGCGGCGGTTTAAGAATATCGGGAAAAACGACCACGCTTATTGCATTGCCTAAAGAATTTACGGTCTATGCGCAGACTTACGGCATAAATATCAATCCTACAGCTGGAACGGTTTACCTTGACGTTGACGATGATGGACTGGATTTTAGATGGCCGAATGGTAGATTTAGGTTTTCGCCAGCAGATGGTTCAATACACATAAACGAAAGCACGACCTCTCGTGGCGGTACTCTGAGCTTCAAAAACGGCGAGCTTTATGTTGGCGGCAAGCGCGTGCTTACCGAGGACGATATTTCATCTACTTAACGAAAGGAAGTGCAATAAAATGGTGCATCACAATACTATCACTGCAGACAGCGAGAAAGATACCAAGGAATACATTCTTATGGTGCTTGAACGCGCCCGCCAAAATGAATTGGAACTATGCGCACAGGTTGAACACATAGAGCGCCTTCATCGCATAATGAATATGCCTCGTCTTAATCGCGACAACAGCGAAAAATACCTGTCAAAGCTCACTCAGCTCGAGCAAAGGCTCAATGAGCAGATTGACAATTCTGTGGCTGCAAAGAATGAAGCTCTTTCCCTTGTAGAAATTCTCACCGGCGAGGAGCGCGGCGTTATCGAATCGTATTTCATACTCGGCAAGACTTGGGAGCAGATAGCGGATAAGATGTACATGAGCGATCGCCGTGTATTCCTTATAAGAAAAAAGGCGCTTAGGCGCATTGCCAGAAAAATTGAGGAAGATGCCTGATGGACGCCGAAACGTGGTCTATGGTAGTTGGTGTTATACTCACGCTTGCGGGCGTGTTTGCTGTTATGAGAGGGGGTGAGGATTAGTGGAAGCAACAATAATCGTAGCGCTTATTTCGGGCACGGTTTCGATATTCACTGTAGTATTCTCGGCAGTGATGGCGCATATCGGCACCAAGCAGACAAAGGAGCGCAAAAAGGAGCTTGACAAATTCGCAGAATGGGATAACCTCCGTCAGAATGTAGCCAAAGGCACACAATGCCTGCTCCGTGCGGAGATAATCCGCTCACATGAAAAGTACATCGACAGGGGCTATTGCCCTGTTTATGCAAAGGAGAGCCTGACGAGAGCGTATCAGGCATATCACAAGTTGGGCGGCAATGATGTGGCGACTGCTCTGTATGAGCAGCTCATGTCGCTGCCGAATGACGAAAGGAGAAACGAAAATGAATAAGATTAACTGGTTAAGAAAGCTTACATCGCGCAAGCTGTGGGTATCTGTCGCAGGCTTTGTGACAGGACTTATCCTTGCGTTTGGCGGCAGCTCCGATACTGCTGAAACCGTCAGCGGCGTAATTATGAGCGGCGCGGCGGTGGTAGCCTACACCATCGGCGAGGGGCTTGCAGACAGCTCCCACAATAACAAGGAGGAATAAGCTATGGCTGTGACATTCAAGGCACTTGCGAAGAAGAACGGCTGCTACAAGGCGGCGCAGAAGATGCCTAAAGGTAAGGCAGAGGGCATTGTCGTTCATTCCACAGGTGCAAACAATCCCAATCTAAAGCGTTATGTCAACTCGCCTGCCATCTGCGGTGAGAATAAATACAAGAACTACTATGACCGTCCGAATTATGAGGCTTGTCCTCATGCCGTAATTGGCAAGGATAAGAACGGCGCTGTTAAGGCTGCGCAGATACTTCCGCTCAACATCTGCTGTTGGAACTGCGGCAGAGGCAGCAAGGGAAGCTATAATTATGAGCCTGCGTATCTCCAGTTCGAGATATGCGAGGACGCGCTCGACAACGAGGAGTATTTCAACGCGGCGTTTGACCTTGCGGCGAAGCTTTGCCGCGAGTGGTGCGACAAATACGGTATTCCTGTTGAAAAGATAGTCAGCCACAAGGAGGCGCACAAGCTTGGCTATGCAAGCAACCACGGCGACCCCGAGAACTGGCTGTCGAAGTTTGGAAAGGACATGGACTGGTTCCGTGCAAAGGTGGAGGAACTCGGAAAACCGCCCAAGAAGCTTTACAGAGTGCAGATTGGCGCGTTTCTGACCCGCAAGAACGCAGAGAAACGCAAGGTCGAGGTTGCAAAGTACGGATATTCGGCTTTCATCGTGAAGTCGGGTCTGTTTTACCGCGTACAAGTCGGCGCTTTTGAGGACTACGAGAGAGCCGAGGCGCGTATGGTGAAGCTGAAAGTTGACGGGTTTAAGGCGTTTGTGGTTGAAACTACTGAATGAATAACGTACCGCCCTCGAGTTTTTCGGGGGCGGTGTGTCGTTTTGCGCATGCTTGACAATAGTGAGATAAAATGTTATAATGTGTTTGAAAGATGCAGAATTTTTTATGTATCTCGCATATAATATCTTAGATGTAAAGGAGATGATACGATGACTGCATTGGTATTAGCAAAATATATTGTAACTAAGTGTGTGGATGATGGATGTGCTATATCTAATCTACAATTGCAGAAAATCTTGTATTACATTCAAAGAGATTATTTGCATAAGCACAAGGAACCCGCGTTTGATGATGATATTGAGGCATGGAAATTCGGACCTGTGGTGCCTGAGGTTTATTATGCTTTCTGCTACTATGGCGCAATGTCCATACTTAATCGCTATGATGAAGCCGATATTGAGGATTGTGATCGTGATTTGATTGATGGCATCATAGAAGCAAAACGCGAAATGGAACCTTGGGACTTGGTTGCGGAAACGCATAAGACTGGCGGTGCTTGGGATAAGACATTTACGGCATCTTGCGGTAAGCCTAGTGTAATTCCTCTGGAACTAATCAGGAGGGATAGTTAGTGGATATAAGTCATGAAGAGCAATTGCGAGAAGAATTTCGAAAAATTCTTATTGACTTGGCACAACATCAGACATCGTTAGACGAAAGAAAGAAGCGTTCGGAGTATTATATAAGATTAGAAAGTCTTTATTATGATAATAAATTTCGGCATTACTATTCTGATGTTTTTTCGGTGTTGAACGCGGTGCACAAAGGCGATATAAACGGTGATATAAATATTTTAGGACAAAATCTAGATTTGCTTAGAAAGGGGTATCAGACATTAAATCCTGACCCTAATTCGCCTGATGGAGTCAACAAAGATATTAGTATGAATATACAAAAGTTGTATGATCATGTGAATTTGGATATCTCTCGCATTCTTTCGGGGGATGCAAATTCTTGGCGTCTTTTGCAAGAGAACAAAATCAGTCAGCTGAATAAAAAAATAAAAACCTCCGAAGAGAAATTACAAAATATAGAAGGTAAAATGGAATCAGCTCAAAAAGAATACATATCGATTCTTGGTTTGTTTGCTACAATTGTATTAGCGTTTATCGGAAGTATAGTGTTTTCTACATCAGTGCTTGAAAATATGCATAAATCAAGCGTTTATCGAGTGATTCTCGTGATTTTGCTTATAGCATTCACTTTAATCAACGTTATCTACTTGATATTCAGACTCATTGACAAGATAGTAAGCCGTGACAATAAAAAGGTGAATGCAAAACCACTGGTTATATCCGATGCCGTTATAGTA